GTCCTGAAGGTCGTTAAACAGCCCCTCCGGCAGGTAGGAGGCGCCGACGCTGATAGCGCGCCGCATGATGGCGTCGTGGGCCTCCCCGAACGTGGCTTCGCCTTCGTGGACGCGCGCGGCCTGGTGGGTGATCATTCGCCGGATGCGGGGGATTACGTGCGTCCGGAACGCATCCGGGAACGTCACTTCTTGCACCCGTCGCAAAGCCGGTTTCCGATGCCCCAGGACCGGAACCGGGCCCCGCAGCAGATGCACGGCCGGTCGGCTTCCCCGCCGCGCTGCTGTCCCGGCCAAAGTTTAGCGCGCATGTCTTTTTCCCGCGCTCTCAGCGCAACCTCGCCGTCCGTCAACTTCCTCGGGAACGACCGTTTCGGATGCGAATCCCCGCCCGCCAACCCGCGATTGTAGAGGTAGGCATAGAGCGAATCCCGATCAAGCGGCGGGGCTGGTATCGCGTTGAGGGCGTCGAGGATGTGCTCGCGGAGTGTGCCGGTAGCGGCCAGTTCCTCGGCCAGCCGGCGGCGTTCCTCCGGCCAGCGTTCGGCCTCTATTCGGCGGGTCATGCGGCCAGATTGTCGAACAATGACGGCGCGGTGGCCTCGGCCTCGGCCAGATATTTCGTGGCCTGGCGGAAGTAGGATTCCTTCAATTCGACGCCGAGGAACCGCCGCTTGGTCCGGAGCGAAACGACGCCTTCCGACCCGATGCCCATAAATGGCGAAAGCACGATGTCGCCGGGGTTGGACCACATAATCAGCGCGCGCTCGATCAGATCGAGCTGCAACGGGCAAATGTGCTTTTCGTCGGCGTTGTCTTTCGCGGCGCGGACGTTCAGCGTGTCGGTCTGGCGGATGTCCATCCACACCGGGCTGGCCCATTTCTGCCACTGCTCAACCGGGAAGTCGGCGTGAGAGTGTTCCACGGGCTCCGTGTTTTCGCCTGGAGCGCGAAAGACCAGCACGTAGTCAGGCATTCCGACGCGTGACCGCGTGCTGTCTTTCTTGAGTTGCTTGTGAAGCAGCCCGAGTGCCTTGGTCCGGGTCATCTCGACCACTGGGTCTTTCCAAATCGTCACCCGAGAATGGAGCACGAAGCCAGCGGCCTGATGCGCGCGGATGATATCGCCCGGCAGGTCATAGATGCCGATGAATCCGTCCTTCCATTTCGTGTGCGGGATTTCGGAACAGTGCACAGCGGACAGCCGGCCGGGCTTCAACACGCGCGCCATCTCGGCCAGCAGAAATTGATAATGCTGGAAGAACTCGCTGTTGTCGGCGCTGTTGCCCATGTCGCATTCGCTGTCCGAATAGCAGAACAGATTGCCGAACGGCGGCGAGTAAACCGAAAACCCGACGGAATTGTCGGGCAGTTGGCGGACCAGATCCACGCAATCGCCATGGTATGCGGCGTATTTGTCGCCGTGGATTTCGTTGATGCATGTGATTTCAGTCATGGAAGATGATCCAATTGAGGTCATAGACGACGGGTTCGCAGATGACAGTGCAGTCACCGCCACGGCATGTGATCCACATTCCGTGGGTCTCACACACATCCGAAATATCCGACAAGAACGCGGCCAACTCAGTGCTTTCCTTTGGCGTGGCCGGCGGCTGGTTATAAACCAACTCCGGACGCGGCGTTTTCTCGGCCGTTTCCGTTACCCATTGCGGTAGTTTTACGCTGCCAGCCATGTCGGGAGCCTCCCTTTGTATGTTGGATTGTATTGCACCTTGACCTTTGACGCGTGGCCGGCGTTGCGCCTTTGCGCCTCGGTCATGCCGGCCATCATGGCCTTGTGGTCTGCGCTCTTGCGGTCGATCACACGGCCGATCTGATCCTCGCCTTGGGCAACGGCCAGGTGGACGTTGACGGGGTTGGTCTGGCCGAATCGCCATGAACGGCGGACGGCCTGAAACCATGCCTCGTAGCTGAAAGACCGGCCCACAAAGGCCATGCGGTCCGCGTGCTGCCAGTTAAGCCCGAACCCGGCGACGCTTGGCTTGGTGATGATGTTCCGCACCTTACCGGCCGCGAAGGCTTCAAGGGATTCCTCTTTCCGCTCAATCGTGTGCGATCCCCGGACCTCGATCGCGTCCGGTATCACACGCCGCAACGCATCCGCCTCGTAGTCGGTATCGCACCATACAATCCACGAATGATCCGGTTCAGCCGTCACAAGCGCGCCGATCATGTCCGCCCGCGCCTCGGCCGTCTGCCGCTTCAGGTCGTGCATGTTGGTCGCGGAAATGTTGGCGTCGAATAGCATTCCCTCGGCCGAGACCGCCTCGGCCTGCACCTGATGCCGAATGATGTTAAGCGACGGCAGGACGAAGCGCGACGCGTCAAACCCCAGATCGGCAGGCGTTTCCGCCATCCTCGACCACGACGCCATCCAGTCATAGAACGATGACCGGGCGTGGCCCTTCAACCGCCACACGCCCGTATCCTTCGTGTCGTTGATGAACCACCGCACGAGCATTTCGGCCTGTGTCATGAGACCGAGGAACTCGGCCTGCGAACCCAGTTCGGCATGATCGTTCGGCGCGGGCGTGGCGGTCGCACACAGGCGATACGGGACATGCGCGAAAGCCTCGATCAAGGCGCGGCTTGTGCGGCCCGTGTATGACTTGAGAATCGACGCTTCATCCATCGACACGGAGCCGAACGCCGACGGGTCGATCTTGTCCAATCGGTCATAGTTGACGATATTGATCCGCTTGCCGACCGTCGTCATGTCGCGGATCACGGCGGCGTCGTATCCGAACTTGGCAGCCTCGCGCTCGAACTGCTTTGCCACGGCGAGCGGCGCCAACAGCAGCGCAGGCTTGTTGGTCTTTCGGATGCACTGATCCAGCCATTCAAGCTGGCAGATGCTCTTGCCTAGCCCGGTGGACAGATACAACGCCGCGCGCCCTTGGCGAATGGCGAAGTCGGTTGACGCGGACTGGAAGTCCATGAGCGCCGCATTCATCGCACGCGGGACAAACCCGGCGGACGTTGCGGCCACGGCTTTACGCGCAAGGAACTGCTGATATTCATCCCGCATTTACTTCCTCCATTTTATAAGGCACCCGCACCACCAGCGGCTCGTGCCAGGTCATCACCCAAGTCGCCGGGTCGATCGAGACGCGCCATTCCCGGCCGTCGCCCATGCGGATGAACCCGTGCCACTTGAGCGGCAGTAGCTCGCGGGTGATGTCGTTGATCGCCTCGCGGTCGTCCCACGCCAGCAACAACTGACACTCGTGCGCACCAACCCGCAGCCGAGCAGCGACCACCTCCCCCTCGCGGCGGACTTGGTCCATGACGATCCTGCCGGCGGGGCATGTGCCCTCGCGGCGGCCTGCGTTCTTCTCGCCGAGTTGCGCGGGCGGCGGGGTCAAAACCGCACCCGATCGCGCACGGCCGCGACCTTCCGCAGACGCGCCGCAGTCGGCTTTTCCTCGCGGGGCTTGTAGGACCGAGGCGCCTTGCCGGCCTTGATTTCCGCGCGCCCGATCTTGGACTGCACCGAGGCATCCGCCAGCGTCGCCAGCAGTTCCGCGTTGGGATGGAGCCGGATGCCGATCGCCACCATCCAGGCGTGATAGGTGCCGATCGAGGTCACCCACGACCAATAGCAGCCGAGGCGCATGAGCGTGTCCCCCATGGCTTCCTGTTCGGGTGTTGGCTTGTTGCCCGGCGCCTTCAGTTCGCACCAGATCGGCGGCACCCCCGCGACGATCAGCAGCGTGTCGGGCGTGCCGGCCCTCACCCCGCGCGCCTTCTCCCGCATGTGGCTGAACTGGCCGGACGCTTTGGACCTGTCGAAGCCTAGCAACGTGTGCGGCGTGGCGATGGCCTCGCGGCACCATTTCACCAGCGCGACCTGGATCATGTGTTCGCGGGCGATCGGCTTGCTCATTTCCAAATCACCCGCGCGATTTCCGCCCACGTCATGAAGTCCGCGGTCGGCGTCTCCATCGGCCGCATCGGTCGCCCCGCCGGGCAGAACAGAACGCCTCGCTGCGTTAGGCCAGTCACGATCCTGTCC